AGTTGCTAATTCATTAGCAGCAATACCTGAAGCTTTAACTCTTAAAGCATCAGAAGAAACTTCAATTGTTGTATTATCAACGGCAACATCTAAAGTATTACCAGTTTTTGTTAAAGCATTACCAGCACTGATTTGTCCAGCTCCTGAGAACTGACTAAATGTAATGTCTGTTGTACCTAAAGTAGGTGTGCCATTAAATGTTGTTACGTAACCATTGTCGGCATTATCTGTACCTTCTTCAACAAAGAAAAAAGCACCGCCTGTTAATTCACCTGCTGTGTCAGCATCTGGCCCTCTTGTTAAAACAAAAGCAGCAGCGCCTGAACCTGTAGTAGTTACAACGTAAATACCGTTTTGAACAGCACTTGCTTGATTCTTAATTAAAACTCTATCAGCAACCGAAACTGTAACACCGTCAATAATTAAAGCACCGTTGGCACTAGCAGTTAAAGTGCCAGCACCATTATCATATGTTACTGTTGCTAAAGCAGCTGTTGTAGCCACTCTTACTGATTTTTTAACATCTAATCCATTCGCTACACTGTCAACGTATGCTTTTGTAGCAGCGTCTTGATCGCCTGAAGGATCTGATAGACTTGTAATTCTACTTGAATTTACATCTACTGTACCAGTTCCTTTTGGATCTAAAACTATATTAATATTTGAATCACTACCAGAAGAAGCAATTGTAACGCCATTACCTGTGGCTGAGTTTGAAATTTCTAATTGGTTTACAGCAGAACCAATTGTATTAAATAAAATTAATTCATTACCATTGGCATCAGCAATAAAACCATCATCTACTATTTTAGGAGCAGTAAGTGTTTTGTTACTTAATGTTTCTGTGCCAGCTAATGAAGCGAAATCAGCATCTGATACTGCTGTATTAAATTCAGCAAGAGTACCAGTAATTGTATTTGTGTTTAAACTAATTGATTTATTCGTTAGTGTATCAGTAGAAGATTCTGTAACAACTGAACTATCAATATCTAAAGTAATTGTGTCGCCTGATATAGATGAAGTAATACCTGTACCACCAGATATTTTTAATGTTTCACCTAAACTAATTGTAGTTGTTGATGAAGTATCATCAGAAATAGTAATTGCCGAATTTGTTAAAGATGAATTACCAATGTTTGATATTGTATTACTAGAACCACTAATTGTTTTATTTGTAAGCGTTTCACTACCAGCTAATGAAGCAAAATCAGCATCAGATACAGCCGTGTTAAACTCAGCAAGTGTACCAGTGATTGTGTTTGTGTTTAAACTAATTGATTTGTTTGTTAAAGTATCTGTTGAAGATTCAGTAACTACTGTGCTATCAATGTCTAATGTAATTGTATCACCAGAAATAGATGAAGTAATACCTGTACCGCCAGCAATTTTAAGTGTGTCTGAACCTAAAGTTATATCAACTGTTGATGAACTATCATCTGAAATTGTTAAAGTTGTAGAAATATTTTGTGTTGAAGCACTTGTAATTCTACCTTGTTGGTCTATAGCAATTACTGGAATAGCTGTAGAAGAACCATATGTAGCTGGTGTAACAGCAGTGTCATCTAAATCTATATTAACAGTGTCGCCTGAAATAGTAGCTGTAATGCCTGTATCTCCAGAAATCTTTAATGATTCACCTAAACTAATTGTAGTTGTAGATGAACTATCATCAACTAAAGTAATAAATGAATTTGTAAGTGATGTATTACCAATATTTGATATTGTATTACTTGAACCATCTATTGTTTTGTTTGTTAAAGTTTGTGTGCCTGTATTAGAAACTAAAACAGCATCAGCATTACCTATTGTAGAACCACCTGGTAATGTTAATACGTTTGTAGCACCTTGAGAGTGTGGTTGAGATGCAATTCTTTGTCCATGTGAATTAACGTGGCAGTTTAATTGTATTTGACCAACTATACTTGAATTATCTCCTTGTATTTCTAAAATGTTTGTTGCTGGCTTAAATATAATATTTCCTGAAGCAGAAGTTGTAGTTCCACCAAGTACAGGAGATGTTAAAGTTTTATTTGTTAATGTATCTGTAGAAGATTCTGTTACTACTGTACCATCGACAGCTATAGTAATTTTATCGCCAGAAATAGTTGTATCAATACCTGTGCCACCTTCTATCTTTAATGATTCACCTAAACTAATTGTAGTTGTAGATGAACTATCATCAACTAAAGTAATTGATGAATTATCTAAAGATGAATTAGCAATGTTTGATATTGTATTACTAGAACCACTAATTGTTTTATTCGTTAATGTATCAGTTGTAGCTCTAGCAACTAAAGTATCTGTACCTGTAGGTAATGTTATAGTACCTGAATTAGAGATTGATGAAATTATCGGAGTTGTTAAAGTTTTATTTGTTAACGTGTCTGTAGTTGCTCTGCCAACTAAAGTATCAGTAGAAGTTGGTAAAGTTAATGTACCTGTATTACTGATTGAAGAAATTATTGGTGTTGTTAAAGTTTTATTTGTTAAAGTTTGTGTACCTGTTAAAGTTACTACAGTGTTGTCAATGTCTAAAGTAATTGTAGAACCAGAAGCTGTTGAAGTTAATCCTGTTCCACCTGAAATTCTAACTGATTGACTTGTTGGTACAGTGATAACAGTTGAAGAATCATCAACAAAAGTTAAATTTGCACTCACATCAGCAAAACTTAAAACACCAGAACCATCGACTTGTAAAAATTGGCCATTTGTACCGGCAGCAGCAGGTAAAGTAATTGTGTGAGATGTTGTTACATCATTAGGAGATTTTAATGCTACAAAATTAGAACCGTTATTTGTTCCTTCATTAAATTTAATTGTACCACCTGTTGAAGCACTATTTCCTATAAAAAGTTCGTCTATGGCCTTATTTGAATCTACAAGAATTGCTGAAGAAGCTGTTAAAGTTCCTGTTACGTGATCTGTTAAATTTGTAAAATATTTACCACCAATGACATCTATATTTGCAGCAACGCCATTTGTTTCTGTGCCTGTTCCTATAAAAAGTCTATCGCCACTATTTCCTTGTGTACCGACTCCAAATGTTAAAGCTAATTCACCTTGTGCTAAAGCATTAGGTGCCGTTGTTCCTGAAGAACGTAAAATTTTAATAATAGTTGACATTTTTCTCCCTAAAAGTTACCAGCGTTAAATATAATGGTTCCCGTTGTTGTTTCTAATTCTGTTCTTGCTACAAATTTTTCATCACTTGCTCTGTATTGCAATAGAGCACCATCTTCTATACCTGTTGTAACCACATCTTGTAAAAGTGCCAGTTTCAAAGCACTATTTTGTAAAGTTGAACCTGATGGTAGTTGAACACTTACCTGTTGAGGTTGTCCACCTGTTTTTGGAGTAATTTTTGCTGTAACTCCGCCAGTTGTGTTAATAACTGCTTTTACCATAGGTTTACTTCTAAATTTTACTAATATTTATAATAAAACTATACTGTAAAATAATATAAAAAATTAAATAGTTGCTGATGGATAAACAGTTACTATTCCTTCAACCACTCGTGTAACTGTGCTGTCGGAAGTCTTTAATATTTCAACGTCATATACATAACGGCCTTCTTCTAAACCGTTTGTTTGGTCAGCATTTAATGATATTGTAACAACACCTGTGGCTGTATTAACTGATGTTGTAAAGTTTGTTCTTGTATGTGTAGAGGCGTAACCTTTGGCCAGTTTAGCTGTTGCTGTATGGCCAGTCAGATTAAAGATACTGTCATCATCAGCCGTAACTGTTACGTCGGATGAAAATGAAGCACCTTGATCGATTCTAAGGTTAGCTATTGCGGCCATTGTTTACTTCTTAATCTTTGCTATTTCTTCTTTAATTTTGTCGTTATAATAAGAAGTTAATACGTCTATTTTTTCAATTTCGATTGTATGTCTAGTTCTACTTTGTTGTATCTCTTGTCTAGCCATTATTACATTTTTTAAATAAACACTTAGTTCTTCTTCTTTATATACTACACCGTCAATTGTTATGTCTGCCATATTTACTCACTTTCTTTATTATTGAAATTTATATCTGATTAATACTATGCCTTTGCCGCCGGCTGCACCATTAATAGTAGAACTTTGACCAAAACCACCACCTCCACCACCTCCAGTGT